TCGCGTCTGGCTTGAAGGTCGCTTTCAGAATGATGTAGCTATCGACTGGGCCAGTTGCATGTCTGACATGAGCGGAGAAGGATAGGTCGACTGGTAGTATCTGGACGCCTGCTCAAACTCCGCGCCGCGAATCTCGCCGTCTGAACCAATGAAGGCCAGGGCGTCGGTCTTAGCTGACTTGAAAACCTTTGGCGGCTCGGTCGTGAGAGATGTAGTTGCTCCAATCAAAATGGTTGGTGCGGAAATTGTGAGAAATATCGCAGCAGCGATAGGGTTGGCGCCATCACCTGATACGGCCTGCGTGCTGACCGATGCCAGTAGGGCAATCACCAGGGTCTTCCATGAATCCATTGTCGATGCGTCCATTGCGATCAGAGGCCGACACCATATCAGTGCAGGACGCTGGCCAGATACAAGAAGCCCAACGCTTGGTCGGGCATTGAGTTAGGCAGCAGTATCAGGAAAACCAACCATACCCAGGGCACTTCATGGCTCGAAGGCGATGCAACAGCGCTAGTGCTTCTGGAAAATCATAATCCGAGGCACCGAGCTTGGAGCGCTTTACGTACTTCAACGCGTCATCAACCTGCTGCATGTCTGCGAGTCGCTCAAAATTGCGACATTGCTCTATCCGTTCACCGTCCGTAACGGGCATTGGTAGTGCGTCGATCTGTTTTTCGTATTCGGTTTTTTCTTTTGGCGTGCTGAAGCAGCCCGAGAAAATAAGAGGTGCAACTAACAGGGTCGCGATGCGTAAAGCGCTCATCACCACATTCCTTTGTGTATGCGAGCGCTGATCAGCTCGCGATAGTTCCGTCTATGTTGCCGCGCCAGACCAGGCAGCTATTCGGGTTTTCTTCGGCTTATTTGCCCGGCCTTCACCTCATCCGCATATCCCACCAACCTCTCGGCTTCCTCATAAAGCGTACCCACCAGCCCCATCAGGGCTATGGCGTCCGCATCGCTGAGCTTTTCTGCGAGCTTACCCAGGTCGATACAGGACTCCTCAAGGTTTGAGGCGATCGCCTTGAGATCGCGGCGCAGTTGCTGGTTTGGCTTCGTGAGGGACATTGGGCCTCCTGAAAAGCATCAGTAAAACTTCTGCAGCGCCTGTACAACCACGCCAACGATCCGGCAATTCTCATCGACCGCCTCAATGGGGTAGCTCGGATTCAGCGGCTTCAGGAACAGCCTGCCGCCATCGCTGACCAGCTTCTTGAATGTGGCTTCGTTGCTGTCAGGGAGTTTGGCCACGACTAGCTTACCTGGCGCAACCTCGGCCTCGGTGTCCACTAGGATCAGCGTGCCTTCAGTGATGCTCTGGCCGGCGGGCGCGGTCATCGAGTCACCTTTAACGGTTAGCCAGAACGCAGGGCCCTTCGAGTTGTATTCTGAAAACTCGTAGCGGTCGGAAATACCAACAGGGTACGGCTCGACCGCCTCAGCCCATGAGCCCGCAGAAACCCAGCTGATCACTGGATAGCGGAAGCTCTGAGGATTCTGAGCAGCCAGCGATACGTTCGACTCTTCCTTTTTTGAGTCAATGACCATGGGCCCAATTTCGTCCGAAAGCCAAATAGCACTCACGCCGCATATGTGGGCGAATTTTGGAAGGTGTGCGCTTTGAAGGTTCTTGCCTGTCTCCAGCTGGGAGATCAGGGGCTGCTCAACACCGGAAACCGTCGCCAGTTTTGCCTGGGTCAGCTTCGCGTGTTTCCGCGCTGCTTTTAGTCGTTCTGCAAGTGTGCTCATGCACATGAATTTATAAGTTCCCTTATTGGCTTGCAAATAAGCCTGCTTCTACTTAGGATATAAGCAGGCTTATCAGGAGGGCTCTCACATGACCCCCATCGAAAGGCTCGTCGACTTCTTCGGCGGGCAAACCAAAACCGCTTCAGCGCTCGACGTGTCCCAAGCAGCCGTTTCGTACTGGGTCGCCGGGATTCACCCGATGCGTGCAGAAAAAGCATTCAAGGCTGAAGAGTTGACCGGTGGAAAAATCACTGCGCGTGAGCTGTGCATGCCTCAGAAGCGCGCCCGATCCGCCGCCTGACATCCTTGTCCGCCGCTCCATTGAGCAAATGATCGCCTCTGCACCTGCAGGGCGCCACGTAAAGAATTTCGAGGTGTTACATGCAGGACTTGATGAAGGCGATCTATGACGTGGTGGACGACCACGGAGCAGGGCGGATTGCAGAGGGCGCAAGCTTCTCTTCGAAGACGCTGCTCTCCCAGAAGGCGAACCCGGACTACGACAGCCACAAGCTGAACGTCCAGGAACTGCACCGGATTATGAAGTTCACCCAGGACTTCCGTCCGCTGAAGGCGTGGGCCGAGGCTTTCGGTTTCGACCTGGTGCCAAAGGAAAAGCCCGAGGGCATCAACCTCAACTCCGCGCTGCTGCGCTTGCACGCTGACCTGGCCGACGTGACCCGCCTTGCCTTCGATGCCCAGGCCGATGGCCGGGTTTGCACTCGCGAGAAGTCCGAACTGCTCAAGGAGGCTGAGGAAGTAATCGTCAGCCTGGAAGTGTTCAAGCAGTCCGTGAAGGCAGCCTGAATTTCAGACATAAAAAAGCCGGGGCGCAATCCCGGCTTTTTCAACAGCAATACAACTTGTGGAGCGAATCATGCACCAACACACCGAATCGATCAATAGCCCCAACATTTCCGCGCCACGTTTTTCGCAATCTGAAAGCGTGGCGCCCGGAGTTTCTATGTCCAGCCTTGAGTTGGTCGACTTCATCAACTCCAAGCGCGAGAAGGGTCAGCCGACCCTGACGCACAAGAACCTTATCGCAAAGGTGCCGCGTGTTCTCGGCGCCGATCAATCGGCTAAATTTTCAGCCGATTACCTTGATGCCCGTAGCCGCGTACAAAAGTGCTTTGTGTTCCCCAAGCGTGAAGCCTGCCTGATCGCCATGTCGTACAGCTACGAGCTTCAGGCATTGGTGTTTGATCGCATGACAGCGCTTGAGGATCGTGAGCGCGCCCGCGCACTGCCGAGCAATCCAAAGATCATCGGCGAGTTGGCAATCCTTGAATGCTTTGACCGCCTGTTGAAGCCTGCCAACTCCAGCAAGATGATGATGCTGGCCAAGATCGCCGCCAACAACGGCCTGGACGCCAAATTCCTCCCAGGCTACGCCGTGGACGCTGCCCCTGAAGCCGCTGGCGGTTCGTCGATGCCCACCAAGGCAATCACCGCCCTTATCAAAGAACACGCCATTGCCAGCACCGCGCGCGCCTTCAACCTTGCTTTGGAGGCCCACGGCTTCCTCAAGGTCCTCCAGCGCAAAAACTCCAAGCAGCGAATGGTGGACTTCTGGTCTGTGACCGAGAAGGGCATGGCCTACGGCAAGAACCTCACCAGCCCTCAATGCCCCCGCGAGACGCAGCCTCACTGGTATGTGGATCGGTTCCTTGAATTGGCCGCTAAGGTCGGGAAGGCCTGACATGCAATACACCGTCACGATTAACCAGGTGAAGGCGCTGGAGTGGGGGCTGAATTCTCAGCAGGCCCTGCTGTTCGCGTTCGTCTACGGTTGCCCGAGCTGGACCAAGCCAATCAAGACTGATGACGGGATCTTCTTCGCGCTGAGCAAGGCAAAGATCACTGAGGAGCTTCCGCTACTCACTGACAAGCCGGACACCGCTTACCGCATGCTGAAGGCCCTGGAGGAGGCCGGTTTGATTGAGCTTCGCCCTGAAGCATTCCGACTCACCGAAAAAGACTGTGAGTGGAACCCGGACCGTATGGGCCGCGTCACCGCGCACCAACCGCCAGTCCTCCCGCCCCGGCGCAGGACGAAAAAGAAACCAATCCCTTCTGGCTTGCGTGCTCTGGTATTCGCCCGCGACGGTCACGCGTGCTTGCGCTGTGGCTGCTCGGTGCTGATGCGCTTGAGGGCTGATCACGTCGTACCTGAAAGCCAAGGTGGAGAGGCTTCGTTGGGCAACCTCCAGACCCTTTGCATGTCCTGCAATAGCTGGAAGGGCGTGCGGACGATTGATTTCCGCGCGTTCGCCGGAGGTGCAGCATGAGCATGGGCCTTATGGTTGCCGCAATGAAGCTTCGCGTTGGTAATCCGCTGCGCAAGCTGGTTCTGATCAAGCTGGCTGACAACGCCAGCGACGTAGGCGAGTGCTGGCCGTCTTATCAGCACATCGCCGATCAGTGCGAGATCAGCAAGCGCTCTGTCATGAACCACATCACAGCCTTGTGTGACGCGGGATTGCTGCGCAAGGAAATCCGGAAGGGTGGCCCAAAGGGAAATTCGTCAAACGTTTACTTTCTAACCCTCGACGGTGGTGGTGCACCTTCTGCACCAGGGGGGGGGCAGCAGATTCACCAGGGTAGTGCATCAGGTTCAACCCCTAGTGAATCTCCTGCACCAGGGGGTAGTGCAGCAGCTGCACCCAGAATCAGTAACTCTCTTGAACCAGTCATAGAACCGGTCATTGAACCAATTGCACCCCCGGCTCCTGCCGAGGTTGTGCCGGCTCAGTCCCGCGGCTTGGTGCTGGTGGTTGATCGCACCGATGCCCCACGGGTCGAGATTCCCGCCGACATGCCCGGCCCCAAAGACCAGACCTGCAAAACCTTCAAGGTCTGGGCGAACTACGCCATGGCCTACCGCAAACGCTACAGCGCCTGGCCGGTGTGGAACGCCAAGGCGGGCGGCCAGCTCGGCCAACTGGTCGACCGCCTCGGTGCCGATGTCGCCCATCACGTCGCCGCGCACTTCCTGAAAACCAGCGATGCCGCCGTCTTGCGCAAATGCCACAGCCTCAACGAACTGCTGGCCAACGCCGAGAGTTACCACACCCAGTGGGTGACCGGACAGCGCATCAACGGCACAACCGCCCGCCAGATGGAACGGACCGAGGCAAACCACTCCGCAGCGGAGCAGGCCGCCCAGATGGTTTTGGCCAAACGCCAAGCAGGTGACCGCAATGAATACCTCTGAAATGAACGACCAGCAGGTTGCCGGACTGGCCGCTGCAATCTGCGCAACGGCCGAGGCGATGGGCCAGGAAATGAACCCCGGCACCGCCGCTATGATGGCCGAAGACCTCTGCGCCTACCCGGTGCCCGTCGTCAAAGCCGCGTTGAAAGCGTGTCGCTTCGAAGTGAAGGGCAAGCTGGCTATGGCTGACATCCTGCAGCGCGTCCAGACCTCCGATGGCCGCCCTGGGAAGGATGAGGCTTGGGCCATCGCCATGACCACCAACGATGAATTTGAAACCGTGGTGCTGACTGACGAGATCCAGCTGGGCCTGGCCGCTGCGAAACCCATCTTGGATGGCGGCGACAAAATCGGCGCGCGCATGGCCTTCATCGACGCCTACCAGCGGTTTGTG